TGCCTCCCCTTTATACTTTAAGGAGAAATTAGATGGAGAAGTTTGAAGAAAATCTCGGTAAATTTCCTTATGTTACACTAGCTGATGTTAAGGACTATCTTAACATTTCTAGTGATACTCATAATGGCACACTAACAAATGCTATTAGTTATGCTACTGCTGTTGTAGAACACTATATTGGTCAACAAGTTCTTGCTAACGACTATTTTGAGGTATTTGACGGTGGAGCGACAGCCGTTTATGTAAACAGGTTACCTTTAAATAATGTTTATTCTGTTGCAGAGTATAATGGTACAGATTATGTAAATTTATCAAACCCTACTTCAACAGGTTTAGATGTACAGACGGGCGAAGACAAAGATAATCATACAATTAATAACATTGGTAATGTTAGTAAGCTTAGAAGACTTAAAAAGTTTGGAACGGCCTCTGCTAAATTTGATGGTTCAAATTATTTAGCAGTAGAAAATAATGGCGACTTCTTTCTTGATTCAGAAGATTTTACAATTGATGTTCAGGTTAGGATGAACTCTTTACCTCCAACACAAACATTTGTAACTAACTACACTGATTCAAATGATTTCTGGGAATTTAAATTTAATTCTAATGCTTTTATTGGTTTACAGTGGAGATTAGTAGAAGATAGTGTAGAAAAAGTTAACGTTGCTCATGGAGCTATATCGGGCTATTTTGCAAACACTTTTCAACATTTTGCTGTTGTTCGTAAAGGGACTGATTTAAAACTTTATAGAAATGGCACACAATTAGGATCAACTGTCAACATAGATAAAACTGTTGCTATTCCCGACTTTACAAGTAACGTTGAGATTGGTAGAAACCCATCGAACGCAAATGTGTTTATCGGTCAGATGGATGAAATTCGTATTTCTCGTTCAGCTCAGTATGATGGCAATTTTTCTACACCAGAACACCAACACGCAACTGATGACGACACAGTTTTGCTAATTCATTGTGATGGCTCAAATAATGATCTTGATTTCTCTGACTCTAGCGCTACCACAAACGAATTTACTTTTGCCCGTGATAGCGGTAAAATTACTCGCAACGTAGGACATGTCGGAATTACGGGTAATTATCCTACAGTAAAAAATTCATATCCTGCATTAACACTTGGTGGTCCTCCTAAATTTAATCCATATGCAAATGCTTTAAAGATTAAATATCGTGCAGGTTATGAAGATGGTGACGTGCCTTTTGATTTGAAAATGGCTACCTTAGACTATATTAAAATCTTACACAAACAAGATCAAGATCGTTCGGGATTTTCTTTTGAGGGTGAGCGTGCTGATAAATATAAACTTTCAGCAGATTTTCCTCCTCACATTCGTCGTGTTCTTGAATTGTATAGGATAGTCTATTGAGTAATAAAATTATAGCTCTACGTATTCGACAGTCAGATCCTGCTTTAATTAGCAACTTTACTACTTATCTTCAAAGCTCTGGTAAAATGGGCGGAGGCAGAGATCAGCGAGCTAATCAACAAGCAGGCGATGCTATAGAACAAAATTTAGCTAAAGTTTTTAATGCAAAAGTATCGCCAGAGGCTTTTGCTGTAGCAGACTTACAGCTTTTTCCTATAGGAGCAGAACGGTTAGCCAGGGCATTAGGTATTGACGTTGGTAGTGCGTCATCTATTGAAATTAAAAGTAAATTCCCAGGGGCAACTGCTGCAACTAAGATCGGAACTTTACAGCCTTTTGGTTCAGAAGGAACGGGTATTTTACCTGCAATAAAGGCAGAGGTATTAAGTTCAGAATCTGGTGCGGTAGATATTAATGATAGAGGTGCGTTCATCAAAGCTTTAAGAAAAAAACTAGGTGGCGCGTCAAAAATTTTAGGCTTTATAAAACAAAACGATCCTGACCTTCATTTACAATGGTATCAAAAAACAAAAAACTTAGCAATTAATAAGGCAGTTATTAATCCAAAAACTAAAGCTGTAACAGCGGTTGATACACTGCTTATAAATTTTCCATACTCACAATTTAAAAATCCTCCGTTTGAAGTAGAAGTAAGAAGCTCTGGCGAGCTTGAACTTATTTTAAACAAAGCTTTTGAAAAACAACTTTTAAATGAGTTAGAAAAGACAGGACCAGCTATTTTAGCTAAAAATACTGATGAGTTTATTAAAGGTTTAGAGGCAATCCCGGGCAAAAAAAGATTATCTGGTGAAAGACTTATGAAAGGTGTTAACGTGGGATATGACGTAGTAATGAGCGTTCCCACTGGTGGTAGTATTCCTAGGCTTCGTACAAAGACTACTCCAGCAAAAGGTGGAAAGGCACAAAAAGCCCAAAAATTTATTTCAAGTGCTCAATTGTCTGCTTTGACACAAAAACGAATGGGTCAAATTATGCCAAAAGGACCAAAAAAAGGCCCACCATTATCACCTAATGTTTTAACTGAGAGAAGCGGAAGATTTAGAAAGTCTGTTAGAGTAATTCCTAATTATCGTAGTAATCTATTAAAATATTTGTATGATCCTATCTATAAAACTTTTGTAGATACGGATAGAAATCCAGATGAATTAATTGAAAAAAGTATAAGAGAGACCGTGCAAGGTCTTTTTGCAAGGCAATTTAGAGTTGTAAGAGGATTTTAATGGCAACTTCAAGAAGATCAGATATAATAGACTTATTAGTAACAGAATTGAAAAAAATAGATGGGGGTACATCTGATTTTGATTCTAGCTATACTTTTAACACAGATTTGTCTAACAATGTTGAGAGAAAAATTAAATTTTTAGATGAGGTTAATGATTTTCCAAGCCTATATATAGCTGCTGGAACCGAAATTAGAGATTTTAATTCTCAGAATTTGACAAACGCAACTCTTGACGCTACCATAAGAGCATACGTTTTTAGTGAGGATCAATCACAAGAAAAAATAGATGATCTTATTCAAGATATTGAACACGTAATTTATCGTATTGGTGATAATTCTGATAAAGGTATTCAACAAATTAGTATTTCTAATTTATCTACTGATGAAGGGTTACTCACTCCTTACGGTCTAAGTGAAATTGAAGTTACAATAGACTATATTTTAGTTTAAAAGGAGAAGAAAATGGCCTCTCTTAATCTACAAAGAAATTCAGAGGTGTTTTACTCGACAGTTGACCTGATCAACGGTGCTGCTGTCACAAGTATGAACAACGAAAACACTTGGAAGTTAGAAGTGTTAGCAGGATTTGCTGTATCTTCGTCTGCGGCAACTCAGGATATTACGAGTCTGGAATCAGGCACGGATCCTGATCGTTCACAACAGCGATTTAATACTGCGATTAACCCTGTTGATTGGAATTTCCAAACGTATTTACGCCCAACTGGAGTTAATTCTGGAGGCACTGCGCCTGCATCCGGTGGTGGAACTAATCAAACAGGAAATGTCGTACCTCTCGCTGATTGGTATATGTGGCAAGCTCTTGTTTCTAACACTAGCCCATCAAGTGGTACCACTTATACGAGTGTATGGAAATCTACTGGTGGTAACGCGGGTAAGTTAATGTCTACAAATGTTGCAGCAACAAGCGGCTCTCACTCAACCCGCTCTAATTTCTCTACCGCTCTTGAAAATCATTTGTATTTCAAACTTGATAATGTTATTTATCAGGTATCAAATGCCACGGTAAATCAGGCCACAGTTGATGCTGGTATCGAAGAAATTGCAACTACCACTTGGGCTGGTTTTGGCACGACTCTAAAAGAGCTTACTGGGCTACCGCGTGATAACGCTGTTGCCGCGTTTGGTGGAGTTTTAAATAATGGCACAACGGTTACGGCTAATGCCAACGTGGCGGAATTGATTGCTAATACTGGTCCGTCTTTCATGCCTTATAATCAAATGAATGTAAATGGAACTATTGGAACTAATTCGTTTATTAAGAATCGTCTTAGTCAGATTGAGTTCCATCATAAAGCGTCTGCAAGCGCTTCTGATGAGAAATTTACCTTTCCAGTTACTGCGCTAAGTTTTGATTATAACAATAACATTACTTATCTAACGCCTGAAGAACTATCAGCTCTTAACGAGCCGATCGGTCAGTTTACTGGAACACGTGCTGTTACTGGTTCTGCAACTATGTATCTTCGTGCTGGTGACCTTGAAAGTTCTGGCTTCTTGCGTAATATTTCAGAAGATTCACGCACTTCTTCTGCACAAACTTCTAATGCAAACCTTATTATTGGTGGCGCAACCTCTGGTGATCCTCAAGTTGCGTTCCAGCTTGATGCTTGTCAGTTTGAGTTTCCAGTGATTGCTACGGAAGATGTTGTCACAATGAGTGTTAACTTTGTGGCTCAAGAGCCCACTGCGTCTAAAGGTGATGGTGGAGAAGTAACAATTTTCGCTGCTAAATCGGTAGCGTAACAATTTTTGAGGGGAAAACATAT